GGATCAAGGTCCATAGACTTAGCAATCTCACGAACGATATAGTCCATGCGAGCAAACGGTGCTAGTGCTGGGTTCTGTACAACTTGTAAGAACTGCATCAAGCGTTGGCTACGTACTTCGTTAGCCATCAAGCTTTCAGTACCACGAGCTTTAACTTCTAGGTCACCTTTGATTTCATCATCAAAGTCAAACTGCATGTTAAAGTTAGAGAATGCTTTGCCTAGTGGTGCTAGAAGATAGTCGTCAATGTTTTTAACAACATTACGAATAGAACCATTAGCAGCAGACATAAGCATACTAATGCCACTTGCAGTCCTACCCACACCCGATACGCCAGTTTGGCCATGTGCAAAAGACGGGAAGCCAGTTGATTCATCTGCTAGTACCCTTGCTTTGTCAAACATCTGCATGTTTTCGTTTGACACATTCGGGAACTTGGTGCCGAAGATAGCTTGACCAGGTGCCCCTCCCTGTCTCCTAAATACTTTACCTGGATACACGGAGAGGTCTTGCCCTGGGACGAGGTTAGTCTCATCTATCTCAATAAGTAGGTTGCCTGACAGTGCAGCATTGTCCACAGCCATACGCATAAAGCCGTTCATCAATGTCTGTGTGTCATCCATGTTTTCTGCAATGCCGATACCGAAGATGCTGTAAGGGTTCATCTCGTATGGTGCAGCAAAATATGGAATATATGCAGGAGTGAATGGGTTCATCACTAGGCGTAGAACTTGACCATTACAAACCCAAACGTTCATGCTTACTTGTTCTGAGTCTTTCAACTCACTTGGGATGTCTACACCTTGGTCTTTAATAATATCTGTATCTACAAAGCCCCAGAACTCTAACACTTCAAAACGATCTGCATGATCTTGTTCAGTGTTATCTTCCATGATATGCTCCCACCACTCTTTGTTGTAGCTTTCGCCTAGAGCTAGGGCATGATCAATTGCATTCTCACGGAAGTATGGACGGTTCTTTAATGCACGTACTTGTGAACGTGACATCTTGTGACGTTCCACTACGTACTCTGCTTCTTCCATAGTAGCAGCATCTGGGTCTGGGTAAAAGTTCCAAATAGATACAGAAGTAGTCTGGGGAATTGTTTTAAATACTGGAGAGTATTCACCTTCTTCTGACCAGTTTGGATACTCTTTGTCGATCGCAAACGGACCTTTCATAATACCAGTACCAAACAAAGCACACTCTAGTGCAGCAGCACGTAGGTGTTTCTTTGCGTGTGACTCTTCCAACTGGTCGTGGATCTTCTTCTCCATCTTCTTAGCTGCAATCTCTGCAGGAAAGATTTGTGGAGATGATGGAGTCTTAGCTGGACCTGGTTTTAGTTTATCTTCTACTGGTGCAAGTGTTTCTGCAGAACCTGCAAGACGTTCTCTAAACTCTTGGTAAGTTTCACCAGGAAGTAGTTCACCAACACCTTCGTTAGCTTTTTGCTGCTCTGGGTTAGTCTCAAAGCTTACTACTTCCTCTACACCTTCTGGAAGTGTAGTGGGATCAATAGTAATTGGAAACTTGTTGCCACCAAATAGAACTTCAGCAATTTGTCCATAAGCTGCTAAGACTTTCGTCTTAGTAACTTTGACAAATACTTTTGAACGTTCTGTAGAAGTAAACTGTACATCAGGACCATAGATACCACGGTAGTTTCTATAAGCCTGAATCCAGCGTTCTTCGTCGAGATTACGTGCTGTTTCAGCTTTGTTATACTTTTCACGAATGAATTGTACGATTTGACCAGAAGTTGGGTCATGAAAATCATCCTTTCCCATATCATCAATAGCAGACGCAGTATTTGCATCCATCATCATTTCATCTTCAAAGATGTCATCTTCTTCCATGATTATTCCTTAATAGCCAAATGTTGAATCTGATACTTGAAAACCAGAACCTTGAGTACTTGTATCAAAATCAAATATGCTGCTTCTTGGTCTTGTCATTATACCATAACGTAATGCGTCATACAAGTGATCTTCTGCGTTTGTATCTACATCTTCTGGGTTGTTTTTGTCCAGTGGTATAGATGGTAGTTGTGATATGGTATTGGTACAGTTGTTAAAAAATACTAGTCTAGGTTCCTCAGTAAACTCATCAACTTGTAATCTTCTGTGTATTTCGTTTTTACCTGACACACGAGAACCTTTTGATCTATCTGAGGGTCTCCATCTACAACCCTTCATGATCATCTGTTCAGCGAGACTAGGACCAGTATCACCACGGTTATGCCACAAAGAAGAGTCAAGAACTCCATACCGAATCTTCTCACCATCTTCTATATCTAGGATCATATCAGCTAGATCAGTGGCAGTAACTCTGGAGACATACATCTCTCTGTATACGACAAGTTGTTCTGCTGGTGTTACAGTGAACCAGAGAACTCCTGTGTAAGAACCATAACCATAGTCGCAAGCTCTAAACTTAACCCAACTGTTTGGAATATCATATGGTTCTACCACATGTATCCTACGACTAAACTCAGGGAAGGCTGCACCTTCGTTAATATCCCAGTCACCTTCGAGAAGCTGTCTACGTTGGTGTTCAGGAAGAGAGAGCAGGTTAGCCTCATACATTCCGTCTTCAGCAAGGTAAGGGTTATCGAAGAGTGTAGCAGGAATAAATCTCCGTTTGAACAGAGGTTGTCCCTCTCTGCTGTGTCCCTTTGGCCAAGTAATTACTTCGCCACTATCTGTGTCTGTAGCCCAGAAAGCTTTGTTGTGTGAGCCTGGGTCAATGAAAGTTTTCTTCACCCATTGATGTCCAGGACCACCTGGGTTAGACGTAGCCCTCATATATAAAGGTAGCCCACTAGCTTTGGTTGTACGAAGACGTGACCTCATATAGTTCCAAGGATAGGGTGTAGGCCATTGCGTTAATTCGTCAAAACCAATCCAGTTAAATGCCTGACCTTGATAGCGCATAACGTCATCATCACGGTCAAGGTAAGACATCCAGAGTGTAGCTCCACTAGGGGCTACCCAAGTCTTATCTCGTTCCATAAACTTTATACCAGGAATTGCTTTGGGATATAACTGTTTAGAAACAGAGATAAGTTCTCTTAGCTCTTCAGTACTTCTACGTACAAGTAGCATCCGAGCATTTGGATTATTGAGGTATCTAACTGGGTCAGCAATCATAGCATATGATTTACCACCACCAGCAGAACCCCCATATAGTACTTCCTGCTCTGTTGAAGCTAGAAAGTCTGTCTGTGGACCAGGGTTTGGCTCAAAGATAATATCACGTTGAGCCTGTTCTACATCAATCGGAGCTGGTTTCGGAGTCGCTGGTACTAACTCTTCTTCTTGCACCGAGTCTAATTTTTTCGAGCTTTTCCGCTTTTTCTGCTGCCTCTTTGTACCGCTGGGCGTAGAAATGTTGGATTGAAGCTGCGCTCTTACGCTTTTGCTCAAGTTTAACCCTCTTGAATAAACCTACATGTGAAAGGTATCTACCAGAAGTTTCACTTAACCATGCAGCTACTTCTCTGTAACTATATTGCTTCAAGTGTTTCTTGGCTAGTTCAAACAACTCTAGCTCTTCTGGGATTGGTAATAGTATATCATCATCATTAGGGTCTTGTCTATAACCAAATGGTACAGTCTTCCCTATTCTTACTATTGGTACCCACTCCCATTCACCGTCTATCTTTTGAGGTTTAGGTAGTTTCCAAGTTTTATCAGTCTTCATCTGCTTTCGGAGGCAGGATAAACAAAGGATTCTCAGATTTAACTTCGACTTTTTCAGTTTTTACAAAGCCAGCTCTATCAAGGAAGTCCTTAGCTGCTGCCATCTTCTCTTTATTGCCCAAGTCGGTTGGGGATCTCATCACTTGCATCATAGACCACACAGCTTGTGGTCCATTGTTTGCAATGAAGTCACGTGTACGGTCAGCAATCTCTTGCTTCAAAGGTGCCATGACTACACTAGTCGATACACCTGGGGCATACCCTGCGATCTTCAATGCTTTCACAGGGTTGCCTTCGGCTTCATTAAACAGTGCATCAAGAAACGCCTGTTGTTTTTCAGTAAGATTCTTTGCCATTATATACTACATCTCTGATCTGGCCACGTCCGATGCCTAGATCGCTTAGTTCTCTATCAGACAATCGTCTTAGTTGCATCATTGCAATCCTACGGTCTGCTTCTGCTTGACGTGATTCTTGAAGTGCTTTAAGTACTGCTTTTAACCAATTTAACATTTTTCTACTCCTATATGTTAGCCCTAACTAGGCAGGAGTAGTTTTACACAAATAGTTATAACATACTATTGCTATTATTGCAACCCCGTTATTACCCTACGGGGATGAAGGTTTCTGTTACAGTACACAAACCATCAATGTGTGGACTAGCATTACTTGTTGGAGTGATAGTTAAACTATCCCCAGCTTCCAGTACAAGTGTTGCTCCAGTAAACAGAATATACTCACCCAGTGTCATGTTCTTACTACCAAGAATAGCTGCTGATAAATCTGTTGCATCAAACGGATTGTCTGCATCTACCCAGTTTACATTGACTGTAGTATTACCATTGACGTTAGTAATCAATAGCATTGTTACTTCAGCCCTACAGTTTGCAGGGCAAGTGTACAACGTAGCTGCTTCATCTTCTGTAGTCGCACTAGTATGAAAACTCTGTGTACGTGCTGGTTTGCCCTGAGACTGTACTGTCATTAGTCATCTTTCTTTTTCTTACGAGTGACTTTTTTCTTTACCTTAGTAGTCCAAGCTTCATTCTCAGGTGTCTTAGGATCATCCTTAATGTAGTGACCTTTATCATTACGAGCACGAACTTTCTCAGTAGACGACTCAATAAACTCTAACACTTCTGGATCTTTAGTTTGCCACTCGCCATAAACTTTTTCAGCAAGTACATCACCCATTGGACCTAAAACTCTATCACCTTCAATACGCATTATTTATAACCTCGTGGACTTTGTGAATTGTAGAACATGCCAGTACGACGATCAGCAGACCCACCCTTCATGTATCCGCCACGTTTAGCCATACCGCCTTTAGACATACCAGACTTACGAGAAGCATTGAAGTCTTCCAAGGCTTTCTTCATATTAAAGCCACCGCCTTCTTTTTTATAATCTGTTTTGTTAGACTCAAACCATTTATTAAAGGCTGCACCTGCTGAAGGACCACGGCGTTCTTCACTAGCTTTACGATCTTTTTCGTAATCAGCTGCAGCTTTGTCTGCACGACTCATTGCCTCTTCTGCAGTTTTTCTAATAGCAGCTACAGTCTTACCGCCAGATGCAACAGCAGCTGTATCCCCAGTGTCAGACTTCTTAGTTTCTGCCTCTAGTCTTTTGGTATCTGGTTTTGGTTTATCTTTTGTAGGACGTAGCTTAGGACGAGGAGAGCTATCACGACCACCAGGCTTTGGACCTTTTAGATCCTCAGCATAGACAGCAAGCATTACTTTACCGTTCTTGTCTGTGTAATACAAAGAGCCAGCTTTCTTAGCTGCTGCAATACTCTTATACTTACCAGCATCCTTTTTAGCCTGAGTAGCACTCATGCCTTTGTCTTTTAGCCATGCATTAGCATATTCACGAAGAGACATCTTAGCCATTGTTATGAACCTCGTTTCTGTGTACCAGGAACTGATGCACCACAATTAGCATAGCCACCTTTGTTATAACCTTTTTTGTGAGCCATACCACCATGCTTATAACCCATCTTCTTGGCCACCTCTGGTGCTGCTTTCTTCAGGGCTTTCATACCCTCATTCATTGGTTTCTTACCCATCATTCCACCTTTATTCATTTTAGAATGGTAGCCTGTGCCTCCACAATGGGAACATCCCTTACCATTACACTTAGGACATTTTACTTTATTATCAGCCATACCACCCTCTGCTGCTCTAAATTTTCTTACTTTGTCTGCGATCTTCTTAGGTTGAGCCACATGCTGCTTACCTGCCGCAGTGCCTTGTCGTTTTGCTCTAGTGGTTGCTGCATATTCAGCATCGCTAAGAGACTTAATAGCCTTATCAGGTAGATACCTCTCACCAGTCTTAGCACTAGGCTTGCCACTCTTTGTGCGCCACTTTTGCTTTGTCCACTTCTTCAGAGACTTCTGAGGAGCCTTCATGACTTATAGCCTCCACCTTTGGCTTTGTATTCTTTGGCCACCATCTGGGCTTTTCTCGCAGACCATTGTCCAGGTTTGCCACCTTTTGAACCCGCCTTAACTTTTTCAACGAGTTTACGGCGCATGGTAGGTTTGGTGTAGTTCCCAGCAGCATTGATAGTATCTCCACCTTTGGAGTAGCCAGAGGCTCTAATAGCTTTACCTTGTCTTTCAGCAGCAGCCTTGGTTTTATAGACCTTACCAGTCTTACCCCAGCGATAACCACCTTTTACTTTTTGAACAGGCATTAAGCACTATCTCCTTCAACTTTGTGGCAGTGTGGTGTAGCATAAGCACCACCTTGTCTTATCGTAATAGCAATTTGTTCTGCTTCTTCTAGGCAAGCTTGTTCACTGTAGAAGGGTTCTGGTTTTGCAATAATCTTACAGGATAATGCCATAGGATCAAAACATACTAATAAGATTCCTACCCACATTACCACTTCACCTTATCTGCCCAGTAAGCTGCAGACATCTTACCCTTTTTAATATTCTTTGAGTGACGTGCTTTAAAACTTGCACGTTTCTTCTTCATTCGGTCCGACTCACCAGCTTTAGGTTTACCTGCAGTCTTAGCCCCCTGTTCCCCAAAGCGAATTAACTTATACTTACCACCTTCAGATGCCATGACAACATGAGACTTAGTAGGATGGTCTGGAGTTCTTTTAGGCTTATTCACACCCTTAAGACCCAAACGTTCCATTGTGGATTTTACTCTTTCAGGTACTGACATCTCTATCCAATCTGTTGGGGGAACAAGGACGGTTCTCTCTTTACCCCAACTACTCTATTATAAGTTCATCTAGAAATACTTATACCGTCAAACAATCAATTCAAAGTGTGGGCCATCAATGAACGGCCTACGGCCTTGGCTACGACGAAGATCAATGTATTCGTTCATAGCATCTTCCATAGTACCTACATACTCAGCAATATTACCTACTGACCATGCAGCTCCCCACTTAATCTTACAGCCAACTTCATTAGCTGCTTCCGCCATTGCATCCGCAATGTTATCGTATACGTTTAGTTCCCACACCACATTCGGTCCATCGTATGCAACTAAGTCCACTGCGTGAGAATACCCAGAGTCTTGGATAAGATGCTTAGATTTCATAGTCTGAGATCTACCAGATGCATACAACTTCTCTTGCTCTTCTAGTGTACGTACACCATAAGTTACACCAAAGTCTACTGTCGTCAGTTCGATAGCACGTTTAACTGTAGCTACCATGTCTGGGTGTACACCCTCTAGTTTGCCTAGTGATCTGCTTGAAAGTTTAAACGCCATCGTCTTTCCTTTTGAATGGTAGAGTTAATATCTTGTATAACCCTTGGCCTATCTGTGTTGGTGTAGGTAGTAACCAACCTAATATTAGTAGTAAGATAACCCAGATAGGAATGTTAGTATTACTAATCTTTAGTTCTTCTACAGTGCCAGTCTCTACTTCTTTTATAACTTCAGTAGTGATAACATCTCTACCAGCATTGTAGTTGTCTTCTTGTTCGTAACTAACTGCTGCTTGTCTGTTCTCTTTGCCAATCTGTGCGTTAGAATTTACAGTGGGACCACCACCTCCACCAAAGAATGGTAGACTAGTTAATCCACAGCTAGATAATAATAGGATCAGGCATATACTACTTACTAGTTTTAGCATTTGCTTCTTTGTTCATCCAGATGCCAAAGCAACCAGTTAAAGCACCCATACACACTGATACTAATCCTGCTTGTGCATTTGATGGTTCAGGTAGATTCATAAACCAATGTACTGACTGATAGGTAAGAATAGTCACAGCTAACATCATTAGTCGTGGTAATACCTTCCAATCATCTAAAATAGTAGCAGCCATTATTCCCATTCCCGTTTCCTCTCTGGATCTAGCACATCGTATCTACTTAGATGTCCCTCTAAGTACATAGCTCTTTCTACTCTGTCCAGAGAATACCTAACGCCTGTATCTTGATAGATTGCTTCTCGTACATAGAACACGTCTGACCGTGGGATATGTACTCTACGTAACTTTGCTTCGTTCTTATCAGCTAAAGCTTTGTAGAACTCTTCGATGACATCATCGGAAGCATAAAGTTTTTTCTTTGACATGAGTAGTTATACTTTAAGTTTGTTAAAAGGCAAGTCTTTTTAGAGCTACGACAGAAAAAAGTTAGATTGAGGGTACGTACATAAAGTAATACTATAAGTATTACTCTTAGTATTATTACTATTATAAATATTAAAGTAGAAATAGAGTTAAGGTTAAGCGTAATGTATTACTTTAAGTAATTATATATCACTTTATGCCCCGCTGTCAAGGGCTAGACGAAAATAAATTTAAAATTATTGACATTACGTCCCCGTTTTGTCGTATATCCGAGGTAACACCCCCGATATAGCCTCAGAGGCTCTGTAAGCTTCACTGAATGGGGGTAATTATGTTTCAGGTCTAGACATACCTGACGTGTAGTTTGGGTGATTCCTGGGGCTTCTCCTGAGATTTACAAATAAATCCACATAATCACTGCTATTATTAGGGAATATAGGTAAATAATGCTTACCTATTAGTAATAGGTCAGGGATGCTGACGTATGTACATCAGGTTAACAGACTTAAAAATACCCCCCGCTGTCATTGGGTGTATATACGCAGCGTAGTACCCCCGTATGGCCCATGCCCCCCATCAGTATAGGGTAGGCTATCCTTTAGTATAGGGGCAGTAATACTTTTGTACTAGCTAACTATCTGATATTATTATGTATTTTATACAATAGATTATTCAGAATATCCGAAAGTATAGCTTGGACTATCCGATTTTGTGATCACAAACTCACTTCGGGTAGTGGAAGCATACCTATGGCTAATACATTATATATAATACACCACCCACCTCAACCTTTGGACACCTGACCTATCCCTTTGGATATACCTTATATCCTTTCGTATAGCTAACCTATACCTTCGTATATGCAGCATATCCTTTTGTGATCACAAGCTATACGACAGGATAGTTTAGGTATATCCATTGGTATATACTATCCGTTTGGATAGGCAGCTATCCTTTCGGATACCACATTATAGTATAAAATAGACCTATCCTTTCGGGTAGGTTTTGGGACATTCGGACTGATTCGTTTTTTTACCCATTCAAAAAACTGAATACAATAGGCTAAGTCATTGATTTTATTGATATCTTTATAGACATTGTATTATCCCTTTGGATATCGTATAAGGGTTTCATCAGGTTATCACTGACCTAGAGGCGCTGAACCTGCCCCTCGACAGTGACCATAGCTTTGGCCTTTGGCCAGAGTACCCCTTGCTTATTGGTGGTGAGAAGGACGCCCAATAAGACAGTGCCGTAAGGCCTGCATGGCGGAGCTGTGCAGGGTGGACAGTAAGCGAGTGGGATGCGATAGCGATGTGCGTTTGCACGCCTATGGTGTGTGCTGTCTGACAGTGCTACCCGTGTGCTTGTCAATCATTGCCATGACCATTCTTTCGGGATTTTATATTGGACGTTGGTAAAACGTGCATTGTGGATGCAGTGTGCGTAGAAGCTGGAATGCCACAACGTCCTAGCAAGTGAACCCATAGGCTGCACATACTGTGGTTTATGTGTGGCCTACGGTATAGCTTGCACAGTGCATCAATGGTGGTGCATTGTGTTTGGCTATATCGTTGGAGGTTTATTATGGCTACTGTTTCTCTTATCAAAACTGATGCAAAGATTGATGAATTGATTGTTGCAATCGGCAAACGTGGTGCATCCTTGCAAAAGGATATCCATCGTGCTGCATGTTCTATCATTCGTCGTTGGCATGAAAGCAGTGACGTATCTGTTGCAGTGCGTCAGATGAATGCACTGCTTGAGGCTATCCCTAGCATGGGACGTGCCAATGCGTTCAAAGCATGGGTTGAGGCTTATGCTACATTCGTGTGGAATGCTGATAACTCATGCTTTGCGTATCATGCAAAGCGTACCAAGATTTCTCTTGGCGATGCTCAGGCTGCATGTGCTACCCCATTTTGGGAGTTCAAGAAAGAACCTGAGTACAAACCCATGAACCTTGACGACATGATTGCTGCATTGATTGCTCGTGCAGACAAACGTCGTCAGGATGGTTTGAAGGATGGTGATGTTGTCGATGCTGACAAGATCAAAGCACTCAAAGCAATCATTGCGTGAGTATTGGATAAACACCCTGTGACTGCATGGGGTGTTTTCCTATGCCCAAATAATGATGAGGTGTAGTATGAAACTTGTACAACGTGGTAACAAGTGGGTGCTGTACGATGATAAGGGTATGATCGTTATCATGTGCAGAGACCGTAGAATCTGTGAAAGGATGATGGAAAAATGTCAGTAATATTGACTGGTTGGTACGAGACTGATGAAGGTGCAGTCATGTTGGACGAAACTGGTGCCAACCTTAACGAGATCGTTGTTCGCCTAGTGCAGAATGATGTGGAGAATTTTGGTCACACAGATATGGAGTTAGAGTTGCATCTACCCGATGGTGAGATCAAATGTGTAGAGAGTCTAGTTCAACGCATGGTCACATGCTATGATGATTAGGACTGTCAAAATATATGTGGACGATGTGTTCACCTGTACCATTCCAGTGGCCAGACTGGAAGGTATGCTAACCGCCCTACGCAAGAAGGGTATCTTTAACGTTCGTACAATAGAGGAGTAATATCATGGGACGTAAATCAAAGTATTCACCTGAATTCAAAGCAGAAGTTGTGGAGTTCTACAAATCTAATAGCTCAATCGACACTGCTAAAAAGTTTGGTGTGACTGCGAGAACTGTTATCACTTGGTCTATAAATCTAGGCTTTATCAAGGGTCATTCAAAATACGCAACCGACTTCAAGCATGAGGTCTGCCAATATTACGACAATCATACTTGGAAAGAAACTGTTGCCAAGTTTGGTGTGACTGCACCTACACTGTTCGAGTGGCGTAGAACTCTCGGCTATCGTAACAAGTCTCGTGGGTACAATCTGTACACTGAGGGTCTACAACCTGTGATGCAGAAGCGTGAACGTAAGAACTTCATGATGACTCGTAGTGAGAATGGTGACTTGAAAGCTGAGTTGCTTGAGGTCAAACTACAGCATGCTGTGTTACAGCGTGAGTTCGTAAAGTTAAAAGAAACAATCTTGGAGGCTCTACAATAATATGAATATCTTTGCACTCTCTGAGTGTCCGATGCAATCTGCACTGTGGTTAGATGACGTTCGCAAAAACAAGATGATCCTTGAGTCTGCGCAAATGTTATCTACCGCAGTCAGATGGCTTGACCCTGACACTACCTTGTCTGTTTACAAACTTGCATACATCAACCATCCATGCAGTAAATGGGCAAGGGCATCTCGTG